ATGACACACATGAGTCCGAACATGGCACAAGTGCCTAACAGTGGAAGCCCCTACGGACACGAGTGTAGGGATTTGTGGACAGTAGAGAAAGGATATAAGTTAGTTGGCATTGACGCAAGTGGATTAGAATTGCGTATGCTTGCTCACTATATGAACGACAATGAATATACGAATGAGGTTGTATCAGGCGATATACACACAGCGAACCAAACCGCTGCTGGGTTGCAAACGAGGAATCAAGCTAAGACGTTTATCTATGCCTTTCTCTATGGCGCAGGAAGTGCCAAAATCGGGTCGATTGTTGGAGGTAGTGCGAAAGAGGGACAAAAACTCATTGATAGTTTTCTACAAAACACACCGAAACTTAAAAGGCTCAGAGAGAAAGTGGCTCGTCTCTACGCTAAAGAAGGATGGCTACAAGGTCTTGACGGACGAAAGTTACTCGTTCGTGCAGAACATTCGGCGCTCAACACGCTACTGCAAGGCGCTGGTGCGATAGTAATGAAACAGGCTGTTGTTATTCTGCACAAGAAGTTGCGTAAGTCAAAGATAGATTTTAAGATGGTTGCCAATGTCCATGATGAGTGGCAGATTGAAGTAGAAGAAAGTCGTGCTGAAGAAGCCGGCATCTTAGGTAAAGAAGCAATTAAAGAAGCTGGTATAATGTTGAAAATGCGCTGTCCTCTGGACGGTGAATACAAAGTAGGTAACTCATGGAAAGAGACACACTAATGACAGAAGAAAAAGACGAGAACTTGCTTGGGATGGTGGCTGTCTCTGCCTACAAAGATGGGACTTACTCGTTAAGTTCTTCCTTTGATTTAAAAGAAACATACGAGCTTTTGAAGGATGCAGTGTTGGATATAGAAGATGGGACATTAGAAGAAAGTCTTAATCCCTATACCCAAACCCTGCAGTAGTTGTGGTACAATGTTGTTTGCAGTATTCATAAACCGTAGTAGATAAGGAGTTTTAAAATGGAAATTAAACCAGTAAAAATCGAAGCAGAAATTCAGTGGGCTTTCTTTGACCGTGTTAACGACATGAGCGGCAAGTTCCAATGTGACTTGGCTAACCTGTCTGACAAGGCTGTGGAGGCATTGGAGTCGATTGGTCTTGAGCCACGCAAGCGTGAAGACAAACCTGAGAAGGGTTGGTTCTTGACAGTGAAATCAAACTACGCTATCCAACCTTACGACAAAGAAGGCAATGAGGTTAAGGACACCGTAGGCAACGGCTCTAAAGCTGTGGCATTGATTAAGCCTTATAGCTGGACTTGGAAGAACAAGAAAGGTGTTAGTGCATCACTGGCAAAGATTGTCATTACCGACTTGGTGAAGTACAGTGCCGAAGGCGCTGATGCTGACTTGGACGACGACATCCTGTGATAACAGCACTCATTGATGCTGATAGCCTATGCTACGCAGTGGGTTTCTCTAGCAACGATGCGGAGGAATACATTGCGATAGCAAGGCTTGAGCAAACAATGACTGAACTTTGTATGGACTTGGACTGTGAAGATTACAAGGGCTTCCTAACGGGCAAAGGCAACTTCCGTGATTCGATAGCAGTTACAGTTCCATACAAGGGTCAGCGAGTATCAGAAAAGCCAGTACACCTACAGGCTCTTAGATGCCATTTAGTGACATCGTGGGGCTTTGAAGTAGTGCAAGGTATCGAAGCAGACGATGCAGTCGGCATCGCTGCGTATGCAGTCCCTGAAGATGAATCAATTATGGTTCATATCGACAAAGACCTCAACCAGTTTAGAGGTTGGCATTACAACTACCGCAAGAAAGAAAAGTATTATGTCTCTGAGTTTGAAGGTTTACATTCTTTTTATACTCAGATATTAACAGGCGACAGAATTGATAACATCATTGGACTGAAGGGTATCGGTCCTGTTAAAGCTAAAAGGATACTAGAAGAATGTACCAACGAAACCGAATTGTACCAAGCAGTCCTGAAAGCCTACGAGGGCGACCAGCAGCGAGTACTGGAGAACGCACAGCTTCTGTGGCTGCAAAGAAGTCTAAATCAGACTTGGACACCGCCAAGCTCATCATCGTAGAGTGGTTAGATGCTTTAGCACAAGGCGAGTGGCACGAGGCTAAGCGTGAAGATTTAAAATGTAAGACAGTGGGTTTTGTGGTGTTTGAAGATGATGAACAGATTGAGTTAGCAGGAACCATCACTGCAGGAATGTGTAACAACAGTATCACTATTCCTAAGAAGATGCTAACAAAGGTAAAGGAAATTAAACTTGAAAACAAGCTCCGCAAAACAAAAAGGAAGGTTACTCCAGCAGTGGACAGTAAAGCAGTTGCTGGAGAGGTATCCACAGTTAACGGACAAGGACTTACGCAGTTGTCCAATGGGTAGTCATGGTGAAGATGTAGTGATGTCGCAATACGCTAAAGAGGAACTTCCAGCTACATTTGAATGTAAGTCTTTAGCAAAGATTGCTGTGTATAACTACTACGAGCAGTGTAAGAAGCATGGTGATGGTGAACCGATTGTTATTATAAAGCAAAACAATTCTAAACCACTCGCTGTAATTGATGCAGAACTTTTATTTGATTTGATGGCTAACAATGGAGATGAAGATGATGAATTATGATGACAGCGGAGATAGTTTTACAGTGTGTCTAACTGTTGAAGATAACAACAACACAGTTACTAAACAGTTTACTTTGCCTTACGATGAATCATGGACAACGGCTGTGGCTAAAATAGCTGACGGCTTGTCTGCATACTACGGTTACGACTTAAAGGAAAAGATACGCTTTGTCGTCACTTATCCAGAAGGTCATACCGGCACAGCAGGTGAAATGTGTATCTCTAAGCAAGACTTTGAATCCTTTATGGAAGCACAACAGAACCTATGAAAATCCTTCTACTCGATATTGAGACAAGTCCTAACACAGCCCATGTTTGGGGTCTGTGGCAGCAAAACGTCAGTATCAATCAGTTGATGGAATCTTCTTATGTTTTATGCTATGCAGCTAAGTGGCTAAACGAGGTAGATGTTCTGTTTGATTCTGTACACCAATCCAAACCAAAGAAGATGCTTAAAGGAATACATGGACTTCTCAACGAAGCTGATGCTGTGGTGCATTATAACGGCACTAAGTTTGATATTCCTACTCTTAACAAGGAATTTCTCTTACATTCTTATAATCCACCATCGCCTTATAAACAGATTGATTTATTGCGTGTGGTTCGTAGCCAGTTTCGTTTTCCTAGCAACAAGTTGGATTATGTAGCACAGCGACTTGGTTTAGGACAGAAACACGCTCACGAAGGACACTCTTTGTGGGTTAAATGTATGAATGGAGATAACGATGCTTGGGAACGGATGCAAGAATATAATATACAAGATGTTGTCTTGCTGGAGTCGCTTTATCATACGCTGTTGCCGTGGATTAAGAACGCACCGAACGTAAATCTGTTTAATGATGTTCAAGGCTGTCCTTCTTGTGGTGATACACATCTTCAGAAACGAGGAACATCTGTCTCTGCAACAGGTGTATATCAGCGCTATCAATGTCGGTCCTGTGGTACATGGTGTCAAGGAACAACCAACTTAACCAAGAAAAAAGTTGAGGTAAAACAATGTCAATAACGCAGGAGTTAGTTAAAGATTTGTTGGAATATCGTAATGGTATTCTTTATTGGAAAAAACAAACCTCTACCCGCACACCTATTGGTAGTAAAGCTGGTAAGATAGATACAAAAGGATACCTTATAATTGGTCTTAACTATAAAAAATATAAAGCACATCGTATTATTTTTTTAATGTTTAATGGATATTTACCCGCCACTATAGACCACATAGATGGAAACCGCTTAAATAACAAAATTGAAAATTTAAGAGAAGTTACTGTTTCTCAAAATATGCAAAATTCAAAAACGTATAAATCTAGTAAATCAGGAATTAAAGGAGTATCGTGGGAAAAAGACAGAAACAAGTGGAAAGTACAAGTTATGTTAGATGGAAAAAATAGAGTTGTACGAAATTTAGAAAGTTTAGAACTTGCTCAATTAGTTGCACAAGAACTACGAAATAAATATCATGGAGAATTTGCAAACAATGGATAACAACCCAATAGCAATGCCAACACCTTTTGGCTATCTTCGTGAAGAAACCTTAAAGGACTTGATTCAAGGATATAAAGCAGAAATGGAAGATTGTGGTGACACTTTAAGTCGTCAAGTAGGTGGTACACACTACAAAAAAGGTGTTCAGCCGTGGACAATCGCCCTTGATTGGGGACTTGACCCGTGGAGCCATAATGTGGTAAAATATATCCTCCGTTTCCCTTACAAGAACGGAAAGGAAGACCTAGAGAAAATTCAGCACTATTTAGATTTTTTGATAGAGAATTACGATGAAGTAAACAATAAGTATTACAAATAGAAAGAAACTATGCCACTGCTTTTACACGAAATCAAAGAAAGGTTAACCGCACTTGATGAAGTCACCTTACTTGAACTACTCAACATCAGCAGTGAAGACATAGTAGAGATGTTCTCAGACCGTATCGAGGACAATGCCGACAAACTAGAAAAGGAAGTTAATTAATATGGCAGCATACAACATGACCCCGTACAACACATTTATCGCCAAGAGCCGTTATAGCCGTTACTTGGACGATAAAGGTCGTAGGGAACACTGGGATGAAACAGTAACAAGGTATTTTGACTTTATGAGTTCACATTTAGCCACGAAATGCAACTATGAGTTGACTTCTGTGCTTAGAAATGAACTAGAAACAGCAGTAACCGCATTAGATGTCGTACCATCTATGCGAGCAGTAATGACAGCAGGACCTGCGCTAGAGCGCCAGAATGTAGCAGCATTTAACTGTTCTTATTTACCAATCGACGACCCCAAAGCCTTTGACGAAGCGATGTACATCCTTCTCTGTGGCACTGGTGTCGGTTTCTCTGTGGAGCAACAATATGTTTCTAAATTACCTGAAGTTCCGACTCAGTTGTTTGACAGTAAGACTTCTATTGTTGTGTCGGATTCTAAAGAAGGATGGGCAAAATCACTTCGCCAACTCATCGCTCTTTTGTATGCTGGCGAGATTCCAAAATTTGACGTATCTCGAGTTAGACCAGCAGGAGCAAGACTCAAGACCTTCGGTGGACGTGCTTCTGGACCCGGACCTTTGGAAGAACTTTATCGCTTCTGTGTCATCAAATTCAAAGGAGCAGTTGGTCGGCGTCTCAGTTCCCTTGAGTGCCATGATATTCTGTGCAAAATCGGGGAAGTTGTTGTTGTGGGTGGAGTCAGACGCTCAGCAATGATTAGCCTGTCTGATTTGACAGACGACAAGATGGCTCACGCTAAAGCAGGTAACTGGTGGGATGGTCAAGGACAACGTGCATTAGCAAACAACTCTGCTACCTATGTTGAGACACCATCTATTGGTCAATTTATGCGTGAATGGAGTTCAATCTATGAATCACACAGTGGAGAGCGTGGTATCTTCAATCGTGAAGCAAGTCAAAAGCAAGCTGCGAAGAATGGTCGTAGGGATGCGTCGTATGCGTTTGGTACAAACCCCTGCTCGGAGATTATTCTCCGTCCTTACCAATTCTGTAACCTCTCTAGCTGCATTATCCGCAGCACCGATACTATTGATGATATTAGTCGTAAGATTCGTCTTGCTACCATTCTGGGTACTTTTCAGGCTAGTCTTACCGACTTCCCATACTTGCGTAAGATTTGGCAAAAGAACACAGAAGAAGAAGCACTCTTAGGTGTGTCGATGACTGGTATTTGCGACAATACTCTGCTTAATAACCCTGATGATGAATCATTACCTGCTAGATTGGAGAAACTTCGTGACCTTGCTGTTGCTACTAACGCTGAGTTTGCTAACGCTATCGGAATCAATCAGAGTGTTGCGGTTACGGCTGTTAAGCCGGAAGGAACTGTATCACAACTCTGTTCTACCGCATCTGGCATCCACCCTCAGCATAGTAAGTATTATATTCGTCGTGTACGAGCTGATAACAAAGACCCTTTGACACAGTTTATGATTCAAGCAGGATTTGTTGCAGAGCCTTGCGTAATGAAGCCTGAGTCAACAACAGTATTTAGTTTCCCTGTTGCTGTGGCGGATGGTGCTTTACTGCGTGAAGACTTGACTGCGATTCAGCATCTGCGCTTGTGGTTAATCTTCCAGCGTCACTACTGTGAACATAAGCCGTCTGTAACTATCTCTGTCTTGGAGAAAGAATGGATGGATGTCGGAGCATGGACATTTAAGCACTTTGATGAGGTTACCGGTGTGTCTTTCCTACCGATGGATGGAGGTACTTACAAGCAAGCACCTTATGAAGAATGTGACGAAGAAACTTACAACAAGTTAAAGTCGTTAGTTCCTGATACTGTCGATTGGGAGAACTTCAAAGAGTATGATGATAATGTCGAAGGCGCTCAGATGTTAAGTTGCACTGCCGCAGGCGGCTGTAGTATCTAATTCCTTGTGTGTTGTAGTGCTTGACGGGGTGTCTTCGGACACCTCTTTTTTATGTCCCGAACGGGTTATTGTGCTTAGTATTTGTGCAGAAACAGAGAAACTTTACCGATAGGGAAATGTTGCATATACTACACTTTTTTATACAAACACACACAAAATGTTACATTTAACACACTTTCTACACTTTATCTTACATTGTGTTAACGTGAACATAGATGTGTATAAAATGTATCTCATTGTATACATTAATGTGTAATATACTACACAATTTATGAGACGAACATTGCTCTTTCGTCGTTGCGACGGGTAACTAATCCTTTTAGCACCTTACCACCACCTATCGTGTACTTGAGAAACTCGTCTGCAGCGCCTTCCATTTCTCCACGAAGAACCTTCTGACGGAGGGTTGAGCGCTGTAGTGTTCCAAGACCCACATTGAAGCTAAAGCTGACAAGAGCATCGAACTGCCCTTGTGTAAGAGTAACAGGACAGTATCGCTCGACACCACGCTCAAAGTTAGCCAAATCTCGTTTAAGAATATCATCCACTTCTCCCATCGTTATTTTCCTATTCCAGCCATCAGGGATAGGTAACGCTTTACGTTCTGCTAACGGTACTCTAGCGTGATTGGGGTCAATAACATGACCCACACCAATCGTCCACAGTAAAGCTGGACACTGGTACGGAGTCGTTCTTACACCCTCATGGTGACGGATTACTTCAAGGGCTTTGTCGCTTACTTTCATTTTTTAGCGAAGGCTTGTGTACCGAACCAGAAAGCAATAATCGAGGCTAGAATCTGCATTTCATCGGCATCAAATACCATTGGTATAGCCTCAGCAAAGGCAGCACCAGTGGACCAAGCCCACCAAATAGAAGCAATGTCAACCACTATCAATAGGAAGACAAACAAATATGTCACCATTGGTCTTACAGAGGCTCTGAGGTTGATAACCCACTGACTAGCGCCCTGACCTATAGCGATGTCGTGTGCGTACATTGCAGAGCGTTCCTGAGCTTGTGTCTCCATCTGGACTTGCTCTGTCCTAATCTCCTCTACACGAGCCTGTGCAGCGTAGCCACGCTCAAGCATCTGAAGTTCTCTCTCAGTCTGCATACGAGCCATTTCCATTTCGTGTGCTTTATCAGACTTGTCCTGAAAGAAATCCATCAGTTTAGGTAAACCACCCATTAAGAATGATAAAGCGGTTGAAATTAGTGTTAGCATTACTTGTCTCCCCAGACGATAAGATAAGAAACTACTGCAGCAACTAAGAAGCAATAGAGTTGGACTCGACGAACTGCTTTCATGTCGCTGTCAAACATCTTTTTATTTTGTGCTTCTTGTTTGATTAGTCGTTGTTTAATGACTAGAACATCGTCCCATGCTTTGGGACCATATTTGTTCACTACTTCTGCTTTCATACGAAGTTCCATCTTCTTCACTTCTTGGACTAATTCGTATTCTTTAAGAGCCTTGACAACGGTAGTGTCAGGAACAAAATGTTGTTCTTTACGTCTCTCAGCAGCCTTCTGTTGTGCTACTGCGGCTCCATCCTGCTGGAAATCCTCAATAGTTTTAGTTAATGATTTAGCACTCTCACGACTAGCAGCAAAGCTGTCAGTGAGCTTTTTTACTCCTTCGTTTAATCCAAATTGGTCTGACATAGTTCTTCATTGTGTGTATAGTGTGTATAGTTATTGATTTTCTAATTCTTTTATACGCTGCTGTATTTCGTCAATACTCAACGACTCAATCCCACTTTCTTGTGGCTGTGCGTTAATCGCATCTGTTGGAGCCTGTTCAGGAGCCAACATTGGACCACCACGAGCCACAACAATACCAGTTGTTTTTGCAAGTACTTTAGTAGCGTTTTGCAACGCATTTAGCGTTTTAGCCCCAAACCCTGCTGCTTGCCCTTTAGCTAGTTTTAACAAAGCATCTTTTGAATCAGGATTAAACAACACTGCAGAAAAATCAGCAGAATTAGTAATTTTATCTCGTATTACATCTGTTAATTCTTTACTGGCATTTGCTAACTGCGTATTTCCACCACCTGCTTTAGTTAACGCATAAGCAGTGCTTCCAGCCATTCCTGCCGCAGCACCACCAGTTTCGCTCTGAACTGCACGACGCATATAGTTTAATACTAGTCTTGCATCGTTTAATTCTTGATTATTTTTAAATAAGAAGTTAAAATCATTTTCTTTCTTATTAAGTTCTTTTAAAGCAACATCAATATTAAACTCAGGCGCAGTTGCTGCGGCTCCAGTTGCTTTTGCTTTGTTTAAAATATCATCAAAAGTAGACCTTCTAATAGTATCTAAAATGACAGACGCATCTGGGTTGTTTTGTAAGACATCAAGTAGAATTGCTCGTTGTGATTCAGGTGCGGTTTTTAGTTTAGTAATAACTTGTTCTGGGACTAAATCCGTAGCTCTTTCAACATCAAATGCTTTAACTAATGGACGATTAGCAAATTCCTCAATTCGTCTAATATTACCTGCAAAATTATCACGAGCCTTCACTAATTTATCGGCTCCGGGAACACCGCTTTGAATTGCATCGTCTAGTGCTTGTTTATACCCACGCAATACATCAAGGGAGATTGCTTTAGCTTGTCCGGGAGCAACGCCTTCAAATATATTACCTTTTCCAAAATCTGCTTTACCGCTATAAGCGGCTTCACCCCAAGCAGATAGATTTTTTTGAAGTCTATCAATACTAATTTTCTGTGCTTGAGCAGGTGTTCCGGGAACAACCTTAACATCCACAGGCTGTCCTGTTGGACCAATAATGGCACTAGGAGTTACTGAAGCTGGGACTTCTGGAATAGTAAACTCATCTGCAATTCGACCTAATGCACTGCGTAAGCCCTCAAAACCGGGTGCTTCTGGCGGAATACCTTGGAGCCTAGTTTGTACAACATCAAGTACAGGTTGTGTATTAATTTCTCCACCAGCTTTCTTGGCTGCATTGAAATCTTTATTTGCGTCAGAACGCAATCTTGTAGACAATGCTTTTCCATAGTTTTGAAAAGATGTCAATACCGACTGAGTTAAGTCTTCAGGATTTAATGTCTTTTGAGTAGACCTAGTAAACAAATTGTCTAAGTAAGTTTGTACAGATTCTGCCTGTTGTTTAAAGAATCCCGGAGCTTCAGCAGCTTTTGGAGAAGCAGCAACACGGGCTTCAGTTGCAAGTTGTTGGCGATTTAATGTTAACTGTCCCGGTGTCATAGGACCAACATTTAATAATGCTTGAGTTTCAGATACAGGCGGGAATGTTCCTTGTGGGCGCATTGCTCCACTTTGTATGCTAGTAAAACCGCCCTTAGCTGCATAAGGACTAATTTGAATAGCGGCTTGTCCGAAAGGTGACTCAGTAATTAATGGTGCAGTGGCTCCAAGTGTGCCAGCAACAGCAAATTCTTTAACTGGGGCAGAAATAGGACCGCCTTTAAACAAGCCGGGAACACCGACGGCGGTTAGCGCTGCAGCAGGAGCGCCAGCGGATGCAATGTTATAAGGAGTTTGATATGGTGCGGATTGTAAGTTAATACCAGTAAGGTCTTGAATACCTTTTAGAATACGAGTAGGTTCTGCAGCAGCTAAATTTCTATCAGCCCCTAAGTAATTATATAAACTCTCCCAACCACCAATTAAATCAACAATCCCCTTAGCTGACCCTTTAGCTACTGATTCAACAGTGTTTTTAGCAATATCTGCAAAAGAAGTAGAAGACGTGTCTAGGACTGATTTTTCAGCGTATCCAATGTATTCATTGTTCGACAGTCTACGCTTAATTTCATCTACAGATAAATCAGAAATGTTAGCCATTATTGTGCCTTTAGTTTTCTATCTAACTCAGCCTGTAGCTGTTCACGAGTAAATTCTGGTTTATTTGCACTACCGGAAGGCGCTAGGGTTTCACGAGGAATCTTATATTCAAAGCCACCTAACCCACGGTTGCTACGAGCATAGTTCTCTAAACGAGTAGACTCATCTGCAATAAGTTGTTGTTTACTCCGCATATATGCAATAAGTTGTCTACGAGCATCTGCACTTGTTTCAAGCTGAGGTATGAGTGCTTCAATAAACTTACGGTCTTCGTTAGAGAAACCAGCACCAAGTTTACCGCCAAGAGTTTGGAAGATAACATCTTTTGCAACTTTATCATACTGTTGTGAAGATGAAATACGAGATACGTCTGCACTAGAAGCTAATCCAATAGTGTTTAAGAAGTTAGCTGCTCCAACTCGTCCTGTAGCAAATGTACCGCTAATTAATTGTTGATTATTTAAAGATTCTAATTTCGCTAAAGACTGTAAAGTAGAAATAGCGGTGTCTCTTGTTTCCATCGCTTTCGTAACTGTTTGGGCATCGTTTTTACCAAGTTGCTTAACAAACTCAGACTCACCCGGTGGTATGTTCGTAATATTAGTTGACTTCTGTGTAAATTTACTATACGGTGTTCCAAGCATTTTTAACACATTACCATCTTTGTCTACTAACGCTTTTTGAACCATTTCTGGATTTTTAGGGTCAACACCAATTTCAATTTCTTTACGACCTAAAATACGAGTCTCTTCCATTGTTTTACCAAAAGTAGCAGACTTTTGCGCCTGACCTTGTGCCAACATAACAGCTTGTCTTGCACCAGCAGAGTCGCCATTCTGATTTAAGAACTGTGCCATTTGCACTAACCCATTTGGTGTGTTTGGGTCAAACTGCTGCGCTGCTTGTTCTCTTAAAGCTGCTAGTTTTGTGGCAGGGCTTTGCACACCCATGACACCTTGTATGTCTTGACCAGCAGCAGTGCCAAACATTCCTTGTAAACCAGCTAAACCGCCAAAAGGATTTTGTGCGCCAGCAGCATTACTAAAACGCTGGTAAGCTAAGTTTTGTTGTTGTTGTTTTTCAGCATTTGCAACGGCTAAAGTATTAGGAAACAAACCACTAACAATACTTAATTCTTCTTTATCAAACATATCTGCCATGGTTATCCCCAAATTGATGTATTAATTGCATTACCAAGATTTGCCAATAAAGGATTAGCGGCAGTAAGTAAGCCAGATGTTCCCCCTATTTGTCCACTAGCTGCAGCAATATTTCCTGCTTGCTGTGTTTGAGTCGCTTGTAAATTACCTAACAAACCTAATTGAGCTGCTCTTGAACCTGCAGTAGCTCCAGCAGTGCCTAAAGCGGTGGACAAGGACAATGGTTGTTGTGCATAACCTTCTAAAGTATTAGCAGCACCAAACAGATTTGTGCCTGTTGCAATTTGAGAATTCAGTAGGTTCTGAGCATAGGTAGGTGCGTTAGAAGCTAATCGTGCATTTTCCTGTGCTTGTGCATTGTAGAAAGCAGCCATCTCAGGGTTTGTAGCCATCAATCCTTGTGCATTAGGAGCATAACCAGCCATTGTACCACCAGTAGCTAAACCAGTTGTACCACGCTGATACTGACGATTACGCAACTGAGCTAATTGCTGCTCACGACCCGGAGCCAACAAACCTTGTTGCTGTGCAATATATTGCTGTTGAACATCTTGAGTATTAGTTGTGGTTGGCAGTGCTGAAGCACCAAGACCAAACAAATTCTGTACTTGACCGGCAACTTGCGATGTTGGTGTATACCCAGCAGAAGTAAGTTTTCCAGTAGTTGGGTCAAAACCAAAGTTAGACTGACCAAAAGCAGTAGTCATTCCAACAGGAGTAAAACTTGCTTGTTGTTGTGCTAAAGCAGCAGCATCTCTTTGCTGTTGAGCAGATTGTGCTGCAGAACTTTGAATTGCTCTACCAGCTTGACCAGATAAAAGATAGTTTGCTCCTGCACCTAATAAACCGCCTTGTGATTGTCCGAGACCTAATGCACCTCTTTGTGCAGCGGTTCCAGCTCCGCCTAACAGTGCTTTAACAACTTGTGGTCCATATTGTTTAAGTAAGTTTGTTGCAGTAGTTAAACCGCCGCCAGTTTGACTAGCAAGGGCTGCAGTTAGTTCTGCATCAGACATATTAGTATACGGATTTTCAGGCTGGTATCCGTAACCGGGTCCACCATAGAAACCGCCTTGCTGAGCTTCGGCATCGCCTATGTTTAAATTAGCATAAGGGTCGTAACCCAATTCTGAATATGATGGTCCGACAGAAGGGCTATATCCTAACTCTGAGTAAGTTGGTCCAAAAATCTCATCCATATTTGTTGTTCCTGTATTTGTACTTCCTGTAGCTGTATTATTAAATAACCCTGCACCTGTGTCTACTGCAGCGCCTACACCTGCCCCAATACCGGCATTAATAGCACCGCCAAGTAATCCTTGTCCAATGTCGCCGCCTGATAAACCACTTCCAACAGCACCGCTTGCGGCGCCTCCAGCAATTTGTCCAGCAGCAGTCGAGGCAGCACTACCTGTACCGATACCTACATTCTGTGCAGCTAACATTGCTGTTTGTTCGGAACCAATAGCAGTACCAAACTCCGCTACTGTGCCAACATAGTCGGCAACACTAACACCAGCATAAGCTGCAGCAGTTTGAATCGCAGCCATTACAGCAACATCTTCTAAAGGAATACCTGCTGCAGTTGCTTTAGCGACTGTGTAAGCTGGAATAGCATATAGAGAAGCACCGCCAGTAGCGGGTGCAGCAACAATAGCACCAATCTTAACTGTAGTGCCTACAGGGTCATCAATAGCAGGTTGAATTACTGCATTATCAATAGATGTACCGACATCAGAGACAACATTAGCTACTGACTGTCCTACGTCAGACACAGCGCCAACAACACTTTCAATAACACCGCCACCACCGCCTTCAAGTGTCATTCCATACGAGAAAGGACCACGACCACCACGAGGCGAAAACGCATTGATTGGAAGAGTAGATTCTAAATTATATCTCATTTAGCAATCTCCAATTCCCATGCAATATTCTTACCTTTTTTAGTTGTCTTTACTGGTCCAAGTGTTTCAAGCATTTTAATCAGTCTAGGATTCGTTGTTTCTGATTTTAGTTTCTTAACACCAGCTTTTTTCACTGCATCAAAAGCAACTTTCATTGCTTCTGGAAGTGTAGACAATGGGTCTAATGTATACATATGAACTTCTAATACTCCGGGTTCTTTACGAATACCGACAAATACTGTGTTTTTGTGACGTACAAGAACAGCTTTCTTTTCGTTAATTAAAACCACTAAGCTTTTAAGAAACTTTTCCTCTTCTTTACTAAAACCACCACGTTCAAGGTCTTTACGAATAATATAAGTAGAAGACATCGCTTTGTCGATAATCTCTGCCATGATTAGAAACTACCGCCATCAATAGAGGCAGCTTCAAAAGCGCCAGTAACCGTTAACGTGCCACCGACAGTAGCATTGACAGTAACCGCTAATGTTGGCATGGTTACTGTTCCTGTAAATGTAGGAGCAGCAGTATTAGACTTACTGTTGACTGCAGTTTGAATTGCAGTTAACTCTGTGTCAATCTCAGAACCACGAACAATCTTAGACGGATTGCCTGTAGATAAAGAATCTTTTGCAGTAAAATTAGTTGCTTTTGTGTATGTTGTCATAGTGTTTTCCCGCCTTTAACGAAGACATCGACTTTCTGTAAAGAAACAGCATTATTATCAATATCTGTTTCAAATCCTAGTTGTAATACTTTACCTGTACCACCAGCATTGACGTTGTTATTAAATATAACAATACCACCTGAATACTCACCAATACCGTATTCGGCAACCCCATACTCAGCAACAGTGGCTGGAGCAATCGTTGTTGTTGAAGATTGGTATGCTTTCTTAAAATCAAAGTCCCACTTAACAGTTACGTCTTGATTCTGCGCTCCAATGAACAACAATTCAATCTTTTTAAGAATCTTAGATACGGTAGGTTGTTGAAAGTCAAAATAGCTTGAATAGTATGACATACGATAAGAACTTCCATTATCGCTATAGTCTTTGTACAAACCAATATAACCTGCTTTACCTATTAAAAACTTCCTATCTACGGTTGTGCAAAAAGACTTAGGAGTAATTGTGTCCCAAGTCGTTACTCTAGCAGAGCCGTCTTGTAACAAACTTCTTGAATCAAAACAATACACAGTGTCCACATCAGAAAACGATAAGACATAAAATGCTTCTTGTGAAGAATATCCAGATTTAATTGACTTCACTTCTGAAGTTGTTTGCAAAGTCGCTAACAGTTCATCACGGACATTCTTAGAGACATCACGCATTGGCATGGATTTTTCTTGTACAGTACGGCTTAAACTACGGACACCAGTAGAAGACAAGAAGATAACATCTGTACCTGTTTGCTGTATAGAATCACGAGCAATACAGCCGATACCAGTAATGTTATCAGACAATGATAAAGCAGAAGGGTCTTGAGCGCCACTATAAACTACAGTATGGTTTTCACAGAAGATAATTAAGAAACCGTTATGTGATGCAAGACCAACAATAAAGTCACCATCTCCTACTACTTCGTTAATGTTTAAAGAACCTGCTGTACCTGTTTGAAAGTTTAGTGGGTTTAACAAATCACTAAAATATACTGTCTGTTTATCGTTTGCAATGTCAGCAACCCAAACACGACCATAAGCGGAAATACACGCATTAGGGGTAAAGGTACTTGAAGTATGTGCAACAGGCGACACAGGCAATGTAGCAACATCTGCTAAAATCTTAAAGACATAACTGCTGGTCACACTAGAATAACTTAAATATAAAGGCTTATGTCCAGTTTGAGTTAGGACTGCTCTTCCTCGAGCATTGGTAACATCTGGAATAGATGCTACTTGCCAGTGACTGTCAGTAATAGTATATGTAGCGTTAGCTGTATCGCCACTATTACGCACTAACTTCTTCGCTAATGCACTACCTGTAGACAAGAACAAACAATCGTTACCTGCTGCAAATAACTGATTATTATTGGCTGTTGGAGACAGTATCTCTGCGATTGTGTCGACGGTTTCAACGTCTAAATCTGTGTTGGCTGGAAGATATGTTGTCCAACCTTTTCTTGCACCAATACGACCAAACTTGTCAATAACGCAGTTGTTTGCCTCTAAAGCAAAACCAGCCTCTAAAGACGCAGGTGCATCCTGCAGGTTAAGACCAGCAAA